AACTCCCCACGTTGGACTCGAGGCGTAATTGGGCAAAGCCCTCTAAGTGCAAGGAAATACGTATACTTGTGAAGATGTACCGGCGCCGCGGTCGCGGCACGGCCATCAGTTTATACGATCCTTTGCCGCCTCTCCCACAAGCACCAAGGCCGGTTTACAAGAACATCGTGGCCATGGCCGTCCAAGTGCGGGAATATCTGATCGAAAATCCTCAAAGAACACAAACTGCCGCGGGCAACCGCTTCGGCGTAACCCGGGCCCGGGTATCTCAACTCATGACTATCGTTGAGAACCTCCCGAACGACTTTATTTCTACCATGAAAACGACCGAAGATCAATCACTGCTTAAACGATTCTCCGGCAAATCGTTACTCCGCATTGCCGCGCTCAGTACACCGGAACAGCGCAAATTCCATATCGAAAGAATCCGCGCTAAAGAAGACCCTGCGCCTTAAAATAGTCTATAACGATCTGTTTAGCAACGCTACCGGAGGGATTTTCACCGCCGGTAATATTACAAGCAAACACATATGTCGAACCGCCATATTCAAGGAAGCCAACAAACCAACCCAAGTTCCATTTGCCATCAGATCTCATACCGGAACCTGTTTTGCCATAAAGAGTCCCCTTTTCGGTCTTCTCTGCCATCATGATATCGCGCAATGTCGCAATATTCTTTTCAGAAAATGGAAGCTTCCCATCTAGAAGTTTATTCAAAAGTTCGACCTGCTCCTCCGCGCTGATCTTTATCGATGTTGTATCTGGTCGCGGAAGCCAGAAAGTATCTATGCCCGATGAGGTATCTTGCGATCCATAACCAATCTTTTCAATATACTTCTTCATCCGGGCTTCACCAATTTGCCGAGCTAAAATCTGGTATGCTGGAACAGCCGATACCCGAAATGCCTCCCGAAGAGATAAATCCTTGTTCCACCCCTCAAAGTCACGTTTAACACCGTCCCATTTATACCATGGATCATCAGGCCCTTTAATAAGGCCAAGCTCCAGCCCGATGAGCGTGTTGTAAATCTTGAATGTTGAGCAAGGCGTAAGACGTTGGGCACTCCGAACAGGATCGACAGTGGATAATTTCTCTGTGGATCGATTATAAACGACAAATGCCGGGCTATATCCCTTCCAAATAGCCTCATTAATTTCTTGGGCATTTAAGACCGCCGGAAATAAAAACAATGAAATCAATAACGAGCAAATCTTCACCATACGCTCTCATAGCTCCAAAGCTTCTTGTTATCCGTTTGATCCGCTCTGTTTTTTGGTATTATCATTATTAGCCCAGACCAAGGCAATGATCCAGAAAATAATGGTAAAACCCGCTAACAAGTTCAGCACAAATATCGCTGATTCATCTTTATGCTTTCGCTTCCTAGCAACAATAGTTGGTAAGAAATAAACCCAGATGACAACGACTACTATAATAACTATGCTGGCCCCGGTTGTCTAGACCAATCTTTCTCTGCGGAGGCGGCTTAAATTTCCTGAGGAGCCGCCATCTCCGAGCCTGTTAATTCCACTCCTGAAAACACCGACCAAGGCGTCTTGTAACCCAGTGAAGAGTGCCGCCGATCCATATTGTAATCATCAAAGAACTCTTTGATCCCTGCCTGTACTTCCGGGATCGTCTGGTAGCCTTTAATATAGATATCATCGTACTTCAGCGTCCGCCAAAACCGCTCGATGAAAATATTATCAATGGCTCGACCCCTGCCGTCCATGCTGATCGCAATCTTGGCATCCTCCAGGACCTTGATGAACTCGGCACTGGTGAACTGACAGCCTTGATCCGTGTTAAAGATCTCCGGTGTTCCGTATTGCAATGCTTCTTTCAAGCACTCGACGCAGAAATCCGCGTTCAATGTATTCGACAGCCGCCAGGCAATAACATAGCGGCTCTGCCAGTCCATGATCGCCGTCAAGAACGCGAACCCTTTGCCCAGGCGGATGTAGGTGATATCCATGCTCCAAACCTGGTTGACCCGTGTGATCGGAACGTCCCGTAACAAATACGGATAGACGGGGTGCTCCGGATTGCGCTTGCTCGTATTCTTCTTCGGGAACACGGGGAACAGCCCCATGTACCGCATCAATGTCCGAACCCGCTTCCTGCCGACCCACAGATCACTGTTATCCCGGATCCGCCACATCATCTGCCGGACGCCGAGGCTTGGCTTCTTTGTGAACCAGAAGTCGATCAGGTTCATCAGCCGGATATCCTCGTCGTTCCACGGGACTTCTTCGTAATACAAGGTCGAGCGGTTCAGTCCGAGAAGCTCACATTGTTGTCTGACGCTCAGGGCCGAGTTCTCTTCGCGTTCGATCAGGCCCCGCTTCTCCTCGATCGTCAGACATTCAACTTTTTTCTTAGCCAGTCATTCTCGACCTCGATGCGGCCGATCTTCGTGTACAACTCCTCGTTCTTGTCTTTGAGCTCTTTGACCCGCTCCAGGCTGTCGCCCGAAAATACCCCAGCCAGCCCCTCTTTGGCTTCCCGGACCCAACGCGTGATCATGTTGGCATGAACTTCGTACTGGCTGGATAATTCCGCGACTGTCTTGTCGCCCCTGAGCGCTGCCAGCGCTACTTTTGCCTTGAACTCACTACTGTGTCTCTTGCGCATCCTGGACCCCTTTCGTTTGGCCTATCTTACACCTTAATTACGCCAACTTCATGGTCCAGTTTTCCGGGGGCATTATAAACTCCGAGAACTCCCATAACGATCAACGATACTAAATCGCCCATTCATCACCTCAAATAATTCGAATCCTCTTCTACGCAAGCCAAAGCTAACTATGACTCTCGTCTGAAGGGTTCATCAAAAAAAACTGGCGGTTACTCCTCATTTACAAAAATCGCCGTTCCCTTAACAACTTTAGCATTTACTGATCCAGCCCATATCATACCCGTCCCGTACCCACCAACCATTCCAGATGTCTGGGTTCCCGCAGTTGTTAACAACACACCATTTGCACCAATTTTTGATGCTTGCTTTTTAAGCTCCGCAACCGCGTAATCTTGTGACCCTTGATCCGTAAAACCCGAATCACTTGAGGCTTCAACAAGCCCAATCACATCAAATTTCTTGGGTTCCTTTAGATAAAGTTTTACTGATTGAGGATCCGTAGACGGCCGAGCAGTTCCAGTAAGGACAACGCTACCCGTTGCACAGCCGATGAGAAACAAAGCTGACAGACAACAAGCAATGATCTTAGAGTACTGCTTCATCTTTTACCTCCTAATAGTCAATATATGAATTTTCTTCCATTAACTACTTTGCTTCGCGCTTTTTCGTTTTTGAGATATCCACCTTGCCGATAATCTCATCGTGCGTTGGCTCCCGCCCCAGAATACCTCTCAAAACATCTACGTACGCCGTTGCTGTCGCTTCATTCCGGCGCGCTTCCTCCGAAGGCGACAACTTTCCAGTTTCAAACTTAATTTCGATTCGCTCCGGATCCCCGAAACGCTCCTTAAAATTTTCTTTTATACTCCTGCCACCCATAATTAATTTTTCATCCCGGCAATCACTCGAGGACAAGTTTTTGCCCAATGTGCAATATTTTCCGGCATTAATTCGAGATTGTTATAGACAAACCCTTCAAGCACCTCAGGATTGAGACATTCCACATTTTTGGCACCAACATTCTCATAATATCCATTGGCCTGAAAAAGTAATACATGCTCTTTTGTGCCGCTCCACTTTGAAACATCCAAACGGGTCCGCCCCGTCTTGACTTGAACTATCGCCCGCTGATGATCTTTCTTATGAATCAAGTAGAACTCATAGCTCATCGTGTCTGCTTTGCGAGAATTAGGAACAACAATCCATCCCTTTGTCTGCAAATAAATAAAAACGACATCTTCCGTTTGCTCCGAATCTAAGAATGTAAAAATATTCTTAAATTCCTTCGCGTCTACTTCGTAATCCGCAACGCCCGACAATCTGTTCCACAAATAATAAGAATACTTTTCGGCGATTGGATCCTTTATTCCTTGTATCGTTCGGGATGGCCTAAAACATGCAATGACTTTTCCCGGCACATCACAAACCGATTCAACCTTGATTATTTTGCACCGGACAACATTGGTAATGTCGGAATCCTGAGCCTCGCGGTTTGTATAGTATTCCCATCCGGAAAGAACTTTTGCGAGGTAATAACATCCATTTGTATCTCTTGTCCAGATTAGATCGTCCGGCTTAATCTGTTCTTTAAGATATCGCACACGAGATAATTGATCGTCCCCATGGATCTTCTTTGCTTCTTTTTCATAAACATCCCATGAAACACCGCTGATCTGGCTCTTTGTTTGCCATCCAAGGCCCATCACTTGCTTTTTGAGACAATATGCAAACGAAGCCTCAGGATTAGCTTTTCCGCCTTTCGGACGAATATGAATTCTATATACACTCATTGCTGGATTCCTTCACCGGATGTACTTAGCCATCTCCTCGAATTTCTCGAGTAGCTTATTTGCCAAATCGGTCTTTTTGATCAAGAACTTGGCCCAGCGGCCTTGTGAATCGGGCGATAAATGATTCTGGATCCGCAAGCTTTCTCCACGCTTGCTTTTAACTACTGTCCCTTTCGCTACTTCAAGACTTGGCACCAGCAATACATTCTCATCAATTTCCATCTTCTGTGGATTGAAATACGCTCCGACCACAAAATAGGAATGATGCGGCGTAAAGGTTTTCTTATTGATATCCATCAAAAAGAAACCAACCTTGGCGACGTTAAAACGGCCTTTGATTTGCAAAAAAATCGGTTGAAACATCCCGGCTTTGGTTACGACCAGATCCACTCCTTGAGTGTCCGTCACCGGCCGATAAACGCTCAATAGCCCCTGCCCTTGCAATACGATCAGCTCTTTAATCCGCTCTTCAACGATGTCGCCCTTGGCTTGCGATGACAGCCCGGATATATCCAAAAGCGTTTCTGCTTCCTTCAATGGCGTTTCCTGCGACTTATCCTTGAATGAAAGCACAAATTTATCTCCAGCCTTTTCGAAAGCTACCTCATCCCCAACCCGGACATTGTGCGCCTTATACCACCGAACAAGTCCGAAAACACGCTTATGTTTTGTGTTATAGGTCAGCTCGTTGTCCTTCCCATCGATCGTCACCGCGACCTTGCCGTCTTTTTCAGGCATCATCTCGATGCCCGCGGCCGGAATATGCAAAAAGCCAAGCCTGATTTCTACCTCGATAAGCTTTCGGATAAATTTCTTGGTCATTTATGCTCCTGCGTTAGTATTTGTCCCGGGAGAAAAGGCTTTTAAATACAATTGTTGTAAATCATTTGGCACGGCATTAATAGCATGATTTATTGCGACCATGACCTTATCCGGGTGCCCTTGGATACCAACCTTTTCACCTTCAATACTAATATATCCGGGTAAAAAAACTCTTAAACTAGCAACCAAGCTCTCTAAGTCCGCCTTCGAATAATTAATCTTCATTTTCTCATTCAATTTCAAACGCACTGAAGCAAGCTCAGGCGGCTCCGTATCAGTCTTCTGAAGATCATAAATCACCTCGAGCAATTCCTTCACGGGCCCAATAGTAATCTCGGTCTTCTGAATTTGATCAATCCAAGCTGTCACCTCTAGCGGCGTACAACACGTCTTGAATAATTCCCTGATACTCTTTAACCCAATTTGTTTTGGCGCAGAAAGCAATAACAGCCTCATCAGGTCTTCAACTTTCATAACTGTAATATTTTGCTGTCGAGCTTCTTTCGATATGGCACTCTCAGGTTCGGAAGCACCTTCAAAATTAACAGCAACAACCACAGAATAGTCTGCGCTGTAATCTGTCTGATGCCTTTTTATCCCTGATAACTTCGCCGTACCTGCTTGAATTTTGTTCTTAGCGGTACTCTTCGCATCAAAAGTAATAGAATAATTCTCACAGGTTTCACTATTACTGAATCCCAAGATCGCTTCAGCTTTCCCGTCTGGTTTTCCGTTCCCACCGATTTTAGTTGCCTCAAATCCTAAAGCAAGAAACGCTCGATAAACAGCATCTTCAAGTCCCGTTTCATCAGCTATTGAGTCTTTAAGCATTTGCGCTACCGCTGGTACACCTTTACGATCAGAAAACGCGAGCTCCCTTAAAGTATTATCACGTCTACGCATTACATTATTAACCACTGATTCATCTAATCCAATCTCATATAAGTGCGCCTCTGTTAAAACTTCAGTAACAGCAATAAATTCCAAAGGAAGAACGCTTTTATATTGATCACTAAAGTTTGAAATAAAAGGATGCAATAAATTAATTTTCAAGATTCCAGTAATTAAATCCAATTTTGCCAGAGGATCATGAGAACAAAGAATCACCCAGTCTATTTTCTTAATAATTGACTCTTTTTCTGAAAGCTCCGCTCGCAAACTATTCAACAATTGAGTCTGGTCTGCACCAATCGGCTTCTCGATAAGGATTGGATTAACAATCTTCCCTTGAAAATATTTCTCGGCAAAAACAAGCAAAGGCCGCTTCGAGAGAGTAAGTGAGGTTTGGGACATCCTATAGCTGATATTGTCTTCCAGCTGGCGTCGATTCTCTTCATCAAAATGAAATTTCCGAACTTCGTTATTAAATTTTTTCTTGATATATTCTTTCAACTGTTGCAATGGCTTTGACTCTTTAATTGCCTCTCTTGTAGAAGTCAAATTGCTATCAAGCCCGTCGGCATGAATTAATATTTGCGTACGGTTAAATGCCCCATGCGAAAAAGCTTCCATGCCCAAAAGAGGATCATCAAGATTCACAAGCCTTCCACGAACCATCAAGAAAATTCCATGACTTCTTCCTAAAGCCGATGACTTACTATCATCCACAAGCGAATCTTCATACAAATCAATCTGACCATGCACTCCGGGAAGACTCTCAAAATCAATATAACTCTGGTCTCCTTCTTGCCGACAGGAAGCATAATCCAATGATTGAGCGATTAGATCATCCTTGCCTAAGATCCAAGACTTCTTGATAGGCTTTGATATTTTGGAAGATTCCAGCATCTGTCCATTGTAAAAAAGACTAAACCCGGGATTAAGCGGCAAAGCTGTTCTTAAAACCCACTGCAATCGCCCTTCTTTTATTTCAGCGGCTTTAGTCTTTAACCCAGTCAGTATCGAAAACGTCCACGAATCATTGGACCCCGCACCAAACAATTTGAAAGGAAGCATCTCCCTTCCAGCGACCTTCAGTAACGGATTCAATAATGCTTCAACTTCTTTTAACTCGACCTCACGCTCATCCAGCACCAACTCTTCATGATCATTAGTTACGCGGTTATAATCCATCGTCGTTGCCAAATATCGACCATCTTTCTTACAGATATAGGTCAACTTATTTGCAAGCACGTAAGTGGCCAATTTACCTATCCCAAAACGACCTATCTGGAGCCTTTTTTTATCCCGAGCATCTTCTCGTTTGTTTGATATACCCACCTTCCAAAGTTCCTTAAGCCCATTCTGATCCATGCTTTCACCGTTATCACAAACCCATATGTACGCGCCCTCAACGGATAAGTCAGGCGAAACATAAACGGCAACCTTATCAGCAAAAGCATCGTAAGCATTACAAACCAGCTCCTCAAACGCTTTATTCGGGCTTGAATATAACCCCGCAGAAAAAAGCTCAATAATGCGATAGCTAATTTTTACTGGAATCGTATCAATTTTCTTTCCACAATTTTCAATGCTCATGATTTTCTCCCTATAACAATAAATTCTTCGGAGTAAACTTTCTTACTGTTAACATCCGAGCTAAATTGACCATATTTGTCACGATATGGAGTTAATATTTTTCTCGTGATCTTTCGTTTAGTCATCAATATCTTTTTGAACCCGCTATTCAATAGCGACTCTGAAAGATGTTTCGCGTTATCAATTCTTACTCCCTTGTACTCTGTATTCCCTATTACGAAGAGAACCAACCCGTCATCAGTCAACATGGAGTAACAAGCATTCGTGACACGTTGCATATCCAGAAAATATTTGGCAACAGCCCGGGCTTTTGATTTGTCACTTTTTAATAAACTGGAAAGAACTTTGTTGCCGGTAGTATTTAGCTGTTTTAGCTCGCCTTCAAAACTATATTGATGATAAAGACTGCCAATCGAACCGTTACGAAGATTCCGATAATCATCAACGTAACCAAGCCATAAAGAAGATAATTGATGTAGATCCGCATATTCATATGAAGTCACATAAGGCGGGCTTGTCACGATCATGTCCACTTTAGGTTTATCTACCGACTCATCTAAGAAATTGGCTGTTACAACCTTTGTTTCTGAAACCCCAAGCACATCACTTTCTTCGTTAGCACCTATCATAAATTTACATTGTTCTCTGAACGCGAAAAGCACATCGATCAACTCCTTTTGGGGGTCAACTTGAGGCTTTATTGATTTCGTTAACCAACGAGAAGAAGCTTTGAGAATATTTGAAAATGCACATAAAAAGAAATACCTATACTCACTTGAGGCCGGAACAATAGCCTCAATTGATGATTTTAGCCGCTGGATTTCATAAAATTTATCTTCCTCATACCAATACTTAAGCCGCTCGTTTGCGTTCATGTACGATCCAAAACGATTCTCTAAAGAATCAAAGTGATTCACAATTAAGTCGAGGTATGCTTCCAGACGCTTCTTGCTGTATTTCTTACTTTTTGCCCGAGCAATTAAAGTTGCCACTGGATTGATATCACAGCCCCAGAAATCGATATTGTTTCTTTTCGCTTCGAATGCCACAGTACCGCAACCGCAAAAAATGTCTGCCATCCGACTAACAGACAAACCATTTTGCTTTGCATATCCTAAGGCCTTTGTTGTAATAAAAGCGGGGAATTTGGCAGGATACGCGTGGATTCGATGCATTTTTAATTCCTTCTCCTCCCCGATATTCCAGAAAGGATCAATAGAAACTGCATCTGTATTAATTTTATCGATTCTATCAAAAGATATCATTGAGTAATCAAACCCCCTCCATAAACCACTTACTTCTGTTCCTTCCCAGCCTCGTACGTCACCGCAAAAATGGAATCAGCCAGCCATTTGCGAAAGCTTGGGTTATCGCTATATTGTTTAAATAATTCCGAATGATCGGCAAAAAGTCCCAAAAGAACCTTCTGCAACACCTTGTCGTGTTCAATGCGGGCATTTTGTTTATCAGAATTCTTCATCGCATTCTGATATGCTTTGTCCGCCGAAACTTTAGCGGGAATTTCTTCCGCGATTACCTTACGAATTCTATCGGCGTCCTTCCAGTCAATATTGCCAAACTGATCATTGAACATCTTGATAATATTGCTCAAGAGATCAAGCTCAGGCTCTGCCTTACGACCACCGCCAATGGCAGGAACGGCATCAACCTCACCGTTCTTATCCGGCAAGGCAATATCAATGGTCGCCTTGGCTTCCACCCGATAGCTATCCATGTCAATCGCTTCCAAAACCCCTTTCGACAGATCCTCCTCAACCGGAGCCGGGAGCTTGGGATTAAGGAAATTCAAGAATATCGACAACTTCTCCCAAGCCGCGTTCGTATAAGGCAAAATAGTCGATAAGAAGCTATACGTCCTCACGAATGCCTTCGATTTTCCTTTAAAGTCAACCTGCCCATTCTCATCGAGATTCTCTTTATAAACCGCGACACAACCGTCTAATATCGGATCCAGCCGATCACGATCCGCTCCGGACAGGTATAACCGCACAAACTCCTCGACCAGCTCCCATGAATAGACCTGATACCCATCCAAAGCCGCCTGCAGATCATGCAGTTTATTCGGATCTGTTTCTTCGCTCAAAATCGTCGTGCGGTAATAAGGCTCAAAAGCCTCTCGGATATCATCCGCAGTGTTATAAAAATCAAGAACAAAGGTGTCATATTTCTGTGGATGCGCCCGGTTAAGCCTCGACAACGTCTGGACTGCCTTGATGTTCGTCAACTGCTTATCCACATACATTGTATGAAGCAACGGCTCATCATACCCTGTCTGAAACTTCTCGGCACAAACAAGAAAACGATACGGCTCTTCCCGGAATCTATCTGTTATTACATTGCTGGGGAAATCATTCATCGACGATTCGCTCAGCTTCTTTCCGCCGAACTCGTATTCGCCAGAAAAAGCGACAATTGCCTTGTATCGGCTTTTAATCTCTTTCAGATATTCTTTGATCGCCTGATAATACTGAATTGCCCGCTCGATACTCCCGGTCACCACCATCGCACGCGCCTGACCGTTGATCTTACGATGTGCAATCACCTGCTCATGGAAATGATCAACGATGATCTCCGCTTTCTGTCGCACAGCGTGATCATGCGATTCCACATAATGGCGTAATTTCTTGCGTGCCTTCTTAACGTCAAACTGCGGATCATCAGGAACCGTCTTCAGAAGCCGGTAATAACTGTCCACCGGCGTATAATTCTTCAAAACATCCAAAATGAACCCCTCTTGGATCGCCTGCTTCATCGAGTAGGAATGGAACGGCCGATGCTTAATATTCTCGCCTTCCTTATATGCCTCCCCAAATATCTCAAGGGTTTTATTTTTAGGGGTCGCGGTAAATGCGAAGTAGCTGGAGTTCTTTAGCATCTTGCGGGATTCCATGATCCGGTTCACGGTATCCTCATAAGATTCCTGTTCCTCTTCTTTGCCATCCTCCGCAAGCGCCCGATGCATCTTGGCTGTTGTCCGGCCGCCCTGACTTGAATGCGCCTCGTCAATAATAATGGCAAACTTACGGGTCCGATGCTCATCCCCGATTTCATCAAGAATGAATGGGAACTTCTGAACCGTGGAAATAATGATTTTCTTCCCGGACGTCAAAAACTTCCTGAGATCCCCGGCGTTTTCTGCATGCCCAACAGTTGAAGCAACCTGAGCAAATTGCTTGATCGTGTCCTTGATCTGTTTATCAAGAACCTTCCTATCAGTCACCACGATAATCGAATCAAAGACCGGTTGCCCACTCTTCTGAACTCCAATAAGCTGATGCGATAACCACGCGATCGAATTGGACTTGCCGCTCCCGGCCGAATGCTGAATAAGATACCGTCTGCCGACATCTTGCTTGTGCGACGCGGCCAACAACGCCCTCACCACGTCAAGCTGATGATACCGTGGGAAAATCTGCCGCTGTTTCTTACGGCCGGTACGCTCGTCCTTTTCTTCAACGATCTGCGCGTAATTTTCAATAATGTCAGTTAAACCCCTCTTCGTCAGGATTTCCTTCCAAAGGTAATCAGTTTTCAGTCCATTCGGATTGGGCGGGTTGCCTGCTCCATCGTTCCACCCCTTATTAAAAGGCAGAAACCACGATCCCTTGCCTTTTAGATCGGTGCACATCCGAACCTCGTGATCATCAACCGCGAAATGAACCATGCACCGCCCAAATTGAAATAGAAGCTCCCGAGGATCACGATCGCGTTTGTACTGCTGAACAGCATCCTCAACCGTCTGCTTTGTTAAGCTGTTCTTTAATTCAAAAGTTGCCACCGGCAGACCGTTAATAAACAGGCACAGATCCAATGAGAGCTGGGTCTCGTCCTTGCTATAGCGCAATTGACGCGTAACACTGAAAATATTCAGCTCGAAACGCTTCACAGCTTCTTTGTTGCCGGGCGTAGGCGTGCCATAGAACAAATCTAGTGAATGAGGCCCGTGCTTAACACCCTGCCTAATCACATCGATAACTCCCCGCTTGGCCACCTCTCCCTGAAGCCGCGCCAGAAACTGCTGGCGTTTCGGCGAATCCGAATCCAGCCCCAAAGCGTCGACCAATTTGGGCTGAGTGGTCTTTATAAAAGCGATCAGCTTCTTTAAATCAACCGCATGATCCCGGTCGTAATCGTCTGCATATCCGGGCGCATACCCTTCGCCGCCATACGGCGCGGCAGGTTCGGCGACTCCGCCCTTCTGAGGATCACATGGGAGGCCCGTGAGCGCCACGCAAATCAATTTCTCGAGACCTTTTTCGCTTGTATCACTCGTCGGCATTCACTACCTCCTCACTATCTTCAATGTCATCTGAAATTTCATGTTCGTCAATCGGCTCCTGCAGAGCTTCTTCTCCCAGATCAGGCAATTTGATATCACGGACATCTATTTTCCCGGTCACAGCATCCGAATGTAATCTCGATCGATACTCTTTTATAAGATCAATTTCTGCGGTAGCACCGTCTATTACTTTTTGGAAATCCAAAATCTCTTTTGTGATATAGGCGATGATTTTTTTTTGTTCTTCTAATGGCGGCAAAGGAATAAAAACATCCTTAATGGACTGATGCGATAAACCGTATCGAGTCACGCCATTCGCGGAAACATGAAATTGACTGGCAACAATTGAACTCTGTAAAACCCTAAATAGAAATTCGCTTTCAATCTTCTTCGGGTCTGACCTCAAGATTGCCAAATGATACCCACAAATAAAATCGTCCGCCTCATATTCCACAAGCGCAGGAACAGCGATATCAGTCCATTCCTCGGAATCCTTAGTTATAACAACGTCTCCTTTTTGCAATTTAAAGCGAGATACTTCATCCGCAGTAGCTGTGGCTTGCATAAAATTCATATTCGAACGAATTTTTTCATTTTTGTAAACATCAACATAATTACACAACCTAACGGGAATCTCTTCTGGAAAAGTATGCTTATCAACATTGCTAACGATAAGTCTTGATGTTTGTTTTAATTTCCTAACAGTCCAATGTGATGCAATATCTCCGAGAAACTCTACCCCTGATGATTTGAGTTTTACATTTTGATCAATGCCATGAGTAATAGCCTTATTAATGATCGCTTGTTTTTGTGCGTTCAAAAGTTTAATGACTTGTTGCTTTACATTAATATATCGTCGAATACATTTATCCATACAAGAAACAAAGCGCGCAATGGCAACCTGCTCTTCCGAAGTGGGATAGGGCAAAGAAACTCGCTTCAGTCTTGACATCGGTATCCTAAGCCGAATTGTATTCAGTTTTCCAGATGTTTTCGACTCAACATACATAATGCCATTACCCAAACCAAACAGACTGCGCTGAAAAACCACGTTCCGGAAGATGGCATCAAAATATTCAACTGAATCTTTTCCATTGCGAGGGCGAAGCATATAATAAACAGGACTTACCGCCCCGAAATATTTTGATAAACCAACGGATCCCACAACCACATTCATGCTATTTAGAACTATGTCACCGGGATAAGCGAGCATATAAGCTGACAAATCTTCTTTTGATTTATTGCCGCCCGGGTCTTTATCGGCATACAGTATCACCCCACGCGTCATACTAAGTGAAAGGATGTTGTCGGTTTTAATGGGGGAATTCTTTTCTTTGCGCTCTTTGAGAAGTCTAGCTAAAGCCAAAACATCCCAGTGCTCCGGCACTTCACCTATCCATTGCACATCCGATTTCTTATATTTTGGATAAACTTTTACCATTCCTCACTGCCTTCCCGATAAATCAAGGATAGATCGAAGCAATCCACCGGATTCCTGCTCTATTTTCTCTATGTCAGCACGAATTTCCTCGAGCGTCCGCAATTGTTGCGGCTTATAAAAGATGCGGGTAAATGATATCTCATAGCCAATCTTTGCAGAACGCGGATCGACCCACGCGTCAGGAGCGTACGGAAGCACTTCTCGCCGGAAAAATGCCTCGATACCGCCTTCCTCCATAAGCGGAACCTGCTCCGTATCGCGCAGATCCGTGTCGGGCTCATATTCGACAATATAATCTTTGCCTTCGATCTTTACCGCAAACAAACCTTCAAAAGGATTCGGTTCAACCTGCCCATGTTTATGAATCTTTCTGATTACCGGCTGTGCTTTTTCGTCTTTCTTAGCCAATGCTGATTCGAGTAATTTCTGACGCTTGGATGTCATTTTTACATTGTGCTCGTCCGCGTCATGCTCAACTGCCTTCAGGAAGACATTAAAATCCATATGAGGCCCCGTCCCGAGTAACTTCGAGATCCGCTGAACCAGCTTTGCCAATGGCTCATCATCCGCATCCTTACAAAGCTGAACGAACCGATTGATGTTCGCCGCAGACAAGTCAACACTGAGACGCAATGGCCGCTCTACCGATATCTTCCAATACCCAAAAGCCTCGTTAGAAAATATTTTTGATTCTGGAGTTTCTCTAAAGGAAAGAAACAAATCGCAAATCTTCTTTATATCGTCCTCGGATAACTCACAGTTCTTCTTGCCCAAGTTCTTGCGCAACGGCTTAAACCATGCTGACGCATCAATGAGCTGAACCTTGCCTTTTCGTTCAGCAGATTTTCTATTCGTCAAAACCCATATATAGGTCGCGATGCCGGTGTTATAAAAAATATTCAACGGAAGCGCAATGATCGCCTCCAGCCAATCATTTTCGATAATCCACCGTCGGGTATTGCTCTCCCCTTGCCCTGCATCGCCCGTAAAGAGCGCTGATCCGTTATGAACTTCCGCAATACGACTTCCCAATTTCGTGTCATGCTTCATCTTGCAAAGCTTGTTTGCAAGAAACATTAATTGTCCATCGCTGGATCGCGTAATTAGACTAAATTCAGGATCGTCAGCGTATTCAATAATAAATCGGGGATCCTTGATATCGGCTTTCCCTCCCATGCGATCAAGGTCAGTCTTCCAGCTCTTCCCGTACGGAGGATTGGAAAGCATGAAATCAAATTCTCTTGTCGGAAACCCATCCTGCGACAGCGTAGATCCCAATTTGAAGTTTTCCGCCTCATCACCCTCACCCTTGATAAGAAGATCCGCCTTCGTGATAGCATAGGTCTCGGGGTTAATTTCCTGCCCAAAAAGATGAATAGATACTTCTTTTTTCTGCTCTTTGGCCAACTCCAACAAAGATTCTTCAGCTACTGTCAGCATTCCCCCAGTACCGCAGGCACCGTCATAAACCAGATATGTCCCAGACTCGATCTTATTTGCGATGGGAAGAAATATCATTTTAGCCATGAGCTTGACGACATCACGCGGCGTAAAATGTTCACCTGCCTCTTCGTTATTTTCTTCATTGAAACGACGAATCAGTTCTTCAAAAATAGTCCCAATCGCGTGATTATCAAGCGCCGGAAGCCGAACAGTCCCGTCCTGATTGAATAATGGGTTAGGACTCAGGTTGATTGAGTTATCTAAAAACTTCTCAATCATCGCCCCAAGAATATCTGCTTCGACTAATGTGGCTATTTGATTACGAAACTTGAACTTCTCGAGAATCTCCTGAACATTCGGTGAGAATCCATCAAGGTAGTTTTCAAAATCAGATTTGAGTTGCTGTTGTTTGGCTCGGGCTTTTAGATCGCGGAGCGTAAAAGGCGACGTATTATAAAACGCCTGCCCTGATGCACTGCGAAGCGCGGCGTCCTGATTGGCAATTTTTTTCTTATCAAGACTCTCCTTCATTTTAATGACAGCTTGTTTGGTCGGTTCGAGCACAGCATCCAGACGACGAATAACCGTCATCGGTAATATAACATCGCGGTATTTGCCGCGGACATAAACATCTCGAAGAACATCATCTGCAATACCCCAGATGAAATTTGCTATCCAATTATAGTCACCATTTGCCATAGATTCTCCCGAAACCTAACGTTAATATTTCTTATTCTTTTTCATACCCCATGCTTCAATTTCGCTCTTACGAAAGCGCCATTGGCCTCCAAACTTAAAAGCCGGGATTTTCCCCTCCCGGCTTAAGCGCCTGATCGTATACGGATGCAATTTTAATGCTTGCGCAACTTCTTCGACAGTATAGCTTTCCAGTGGATTTTTCATAGTTTTACCTCGCAACAATATGTTACATATTATAACACATGATTTTTTCCCATCAATGAAAAAAACAAAATCCCTCGCCAGTCAATATGACCAACGAGGGATTATTTCTAATATAAATATTTTTATTTAATGGGCTTGGAAGTAGAGATTCACCAGATCAGCAACAAAGCGGTGCTTCCCACCAATATGCCAATCGGTATTGCGTTCGGGGGCAAGTTTTGATTTGTAGTCATAAATCGTAAATGATAACCCATTGATCCGGCCGATCCACTCGACCTTGATCTTCCCATCCTGCGATGCTCCGAGCTGGGGTTCACCAAATACAAAAACAACGTCCTCATATCGCGCGCCCTTGGGCAGATACCCCTGACAGCCGGTACCAATACGAGACCCTACGCCCATTTCGACTTTTATCTCGAGTTCAGTTTTGATTTTCATTATTCTCCTTCCTCTTGCCCCAGCCGGATTTCCATCTGGCCACCGCACCGGCCACGATCGCGTCAACCGCCTTCTGATCCCCGATGTTCTTCAATAGATCAGCCAGCTCCTGCTTATTGAGAACGCGGAAGTTTTTGACTCCGCGCTCCTTGGCCGCGAGCATAAGCTCATTGCGCGAGGCCCCGGCATGCATAACAATTCCTTCCTTTGGGGATGCGAAAACCTCCGCGACCGCCTTCTTACTCTCCGCGCCTTTCTGTTTCTTGGCTTTCTTAACCATCACAAGTCCTCCTTAAGTTTGCAATACAGGGTTTTTGATCGTCTTGAGCGCCTGCTTCTTGGCATCCGAATACAGGCCGGTGATAAAAACAACCTTGCCGTCATTACCTTTGAACGCCCAAGTGCCTTTCCCGGACGGCCGCTTGCCGTGCGTAAAGACATACTGATTGACTCCGCCTATTTCTTTCTTCATAGCACCGACTCCTGCAATTTCCCGGTCACGACATCCAGCATCTGAAAGTGCGACACACCGCCTTCCTTCCATTGCTGTTCGATCGTGATCGACCACTTGCCCAGCGGCATGACCCGCTGGATCTCCCGCAGACGCAACTTTGCGGCCGGAAGATGATCGCGCATCCGGCCCGACACCGGAATGTTCTCAACGTACGTTTCCTCGCCGCCGTTTTTGACGCTGATATACCGCGTCTTTTTTGCCGTCATGTTTTCTTTAACCATAAAAATCCCTCCTTTTGAGGGTATAGGGCCATAGGGTTTAATAGTTGGCAAGGCCTTTGTTCAGAAATCTACCCGCACCCCAGCCTTACCGCCGACCCCTTTTCGATCGTCGGATTCCGCGAAACCGTATCCCTCGACAAAAGGATGAATTTCGATCCCGGATTTCTTTTCCTCGCGCTTCTGGTCGATCGTAACCTGCGCGCCCGGCTGGGCAATGATATGAGTTTCTTGCCTCGTTGTCTGGGTCGGCATAAAAAACGCCTTATAGATCGTCAAGCCGATGAGCCCGATCGCCGCGATACCGATCGCGTAACGCGCGGTCTTGACCCAAGGCAACCACTGAACGAAACTACCCAGAAATTTAAAAACGCTAAATTTTTCGTTTTCCGCCATCCTGCACCTTGCCTTTTAGCCACAGATAAAAGAACATCCCCAAACTCCCGACCACCGCGCCCAGCGCGAAAGCAATAATCAGCTTGATCGTAATCATTTCGACACCTCCCTCTTTAAGTCCTTCCTCAGTTCATCGATCGCCTTGATGATCCGGTCGTTCTCTTTTTCGATAAATCGGCTCTGCAAATCAAACTCCGCCTTGGACACATAAAGGGTCCGAGGCATATGGATCTCGTCGTTGGACAGATGATGAAACAGCTTCTCATCAATTCGGTTGACCTGCGTAATGATCGTGCCGAGCATAAAGATGACGATCGTCACCAAGACCGGCGTGATGAACCTTGTCCAGTTTCCGTCATCTTTCATAAACCTATCCAATCTTCTTGATGTCATCATCGATCAGCGCGATCTGCTCATCGATCTTCTCCCTGCGTTTCAGAAACATCTGCTTCGCAGTAGTCAAACCGTCCTTCGTATGCTCCCGTTTTTCACCGGAAGGATACGTCACAACCTTTTTACCGTCTTTGAATTCAATTGTAGGTTTTGCCATTTGAAATCCTCCTTTTTATGCCTGTCCGCCGCGAACCGGCCGCACATAACACGTATCATAAGGTCTTCCCCATGTCGTTTTATACCCGTCGTACGGATACATGCACCAAGCTCCATCCGACCACGACACGCAAATTGTTGATGACCAATACGGCGTCCATTGCTCAAGCGGCATAGAAAAATACATGCTGTCGAAAGCCGGGTTATATCGTGAGTGATCTACGAGCGACATAAGCTCATTTATATTCGGAAGCCGCCAGTCGGCATGACCGGCATACTCGAGATTCTCGCAGGCATTGATCGCGTCATACCAATACATGCGCGAAGCAAATAGACCTCCGGGAATCATGCCGGGATCCTTAACCCACATTAGACCGGTTGCCATATCCACCACTGTGCCGTCGCCGTTATCAATGAACCTCTGGGCCCCGCCGATGGGATACCCTTTCTGGTAATACCCGTCATCACCCATCTGATAAACCATCGTCTGACCGGTTTTCGGCAGGCCGCCTTCCGTGGTTATCTCCGTAACCCGGGTGATGATCCGGTTCTTTTTCTCATGTTTAATATGATCCATTTTTCGTCCTCCTTTTAACCTTCGTAGGTAACGGTAATTTTCCCGTCATCATCGCCCACCTTTATCACCCTAAAGTCCTTGATGTGATAAATCGACGGAAGCTCAACGATATCTCCCTCCTCCAAGAGCACGCCCGATGCCGCGCTTGGATTCTGGCCGTTTACGAAATACCTCATTGCACCGCCTTCGGCAGTGATCATTGCGAACGATGCCGAGTTGCCGCTCCCCGGGTTATAAATAGCCGGGGTCAATGCCACGGCCACACCGCTGACCACAATCTCTTCATGATTGATAATTTTTGCCATTGCCATCCCTCCTTATGTTTTCTTTAACGCCTCTAAAATTTCTTCGTTTTGCTTGGCGACATCCACCAAAACCTGCCCAACCTTGTAAAGCATGCGCTCGCGCCTGTCCGCAAGCTCGACTGGCAAAAACCCAAGTGCCTGCTCGCTTTCGACCGCGCATATCCGGCAATATTTCGTGACCGGAACCGTCAGCTCCTGATTGACCTTGTAGTGCGTGATAACGCAACTGTGGCAGGTTCGGGCATGCGGGCAATTTTTCCAACACCCGGTGTATTCCTTATCGATGTTCAAGAATATCCCGCGGATAAACGGCCGCGCCTCAAAGATATTTCCCAGCTTGAATATCCGCGCGCTGGCCGCCCTGTGGCACGGATAAACGTCACCGTTCTCCAGAATCGCGATATAGGTCTTTCCGGCCTGACAGTATTCTTTTTCCGGCGGCACTTCATCGTTAACGATCTTGAGCGGCTTATCAATAAACGCGATCTCGATCGGCAGGCCCTGCCGCTTGCAATACCGGCGGTAGTGATAAATCTGCGTCAGCTGATAGCGGTACTGCTCGACCGTCTCCGGCGTCCAATCCTCCTCCATAACCGCGTGATGCATGATCTTCGTAATACCCAGCTCATGCAGATACTGAACATTGATCGCCAGCCTCCCGACCGTCTTGGGCGTAAACGTCATCCGGACACTCATATCCGGTTTAATCGCCAGAATCTTCTTTATGTTTTCGATGATGCGCGGATAGTCGCCATGCCGGTATTCGGTATGCGTGATCTCATCGCCGTCACAGCTGACCTGAACAGCCATGCCCAGCTCGGCAAATTTCTTGAACACTGCCTCATCGAAATACATGCCGTTGGTCGATATTGAAAAGGTCGAGGTATGCCGCCCCTCTTTATCCTGTGTCCACAGCTCCCGGGCGAAAAGAGCAAGTTCAAGAACCGTCTGCGGATAAAGAAGCGGCTCACCGCCGAAAAACGTGATCTGCAAGCCCGCCGGGCTTATTTCCTTCATCCGCGCAAGGATCTTCCTGCCCTGTTCTACCGATAACACCGCCTCGCCCTTGGTGTGAAAACAGTAATCGCATTTCATATTGCACTGTTCGGTAATGAACAAATCGATGCTTTTAATCTCGTCTCTGGTTTTACCGCCAACCAATTCCGCGTTAGACATGAACTCCCTCCCGTTTATCTTTTTCCAATTGGATATATTTATCGATGACCTTGGCCAGAACCTTGTTCATAGCGCAGTAGCCCGGCTCCGGCTTTAACATGTCGCCCATATGTTCAAGGTTAAGGCCCAGACATTTATTGCGCGGGCACCGTTTGTACAGCTCGCAACTCTCGCAAAATCTGCCCAGATACTTCTCGCGGTTCTCATCGATCTCCCAGACATAATCCAGCTTCGAGTAATCGATACCGTCATAAACCGATCCCAGCCGGTTATGCCTGCAGATATACATGTTGTCGCACTGCCAGATCCCGCCCTCGGTATCGATAAAAAGCCTCTCGAGACCTGTACGGCAGAAGTGAAACTCCCGCACCTGCGCCTTAAGCCCGAACTCCCGGACATAAGCATTGCTATGAAGCGCCGGATTAAGCGTCTGAAAAAGCTCCGCGTCCTTTTCATGTCCAATGAGCAATTCGAAATACTGCGCCGCGAACCTCTCCAAATCCTCTTGGCTGTGATCGTGCCGAGTCGCAAGGTCGATCGTGATATTGCGGGTAATATTCCGCGCGATGAAATCGAAATCCTCTTTGAGCCTTCCGTACTCCACGACCATAAAATTGACATTGTGGTTCGGGTTTTCCCTCACCAATTTCAGCATCCAGCGTTCTGCCTCCGCCTTGCCCTGAGGCCCGCCATATTTCTCATAACAGTTGCCGAAAGACCATGTGATTCCGATATTGCGATGCCTTGAGAAAAACTCATACATCCGCTCATTGATCAGCGCGCCGTTGGTGTTCATATGAAAGAGCATCTGCGGATACCTCTCCATCACATGCCGGATGACCTCGAAATTGACCGTCGGCTCGCCTCCCCAAAAGTAAATCGTGAACTTGGGCGCCAGCTGAAGCTTCGAGAAACAAAAGTCCATAATATCGTCTGCTGTCTGCGCTGACATCTTCACGGGCCCGAGCGTCGAAACCTTGTGCCTCTCGAACAATCCTCTCCGGTAACAAAAAGAACAATTCGCATTGCACGCGTGCGTCAGATACAGATAAACCGATTTATAGACAGGGATCCTCATGCCCGCACCGTTCCCTTGTAATACAGCGCATCAATGCCGGTCTCGATCGCCTTCTTTGCGATGTATTCGAACGTGGCCGTCTCGATCCGATTCGCCCAGCAGTGATTCGCCGCAGGTTTCAAAGGATTACCGGTCACGGTGTAGTTCTCGGCCAGACACATTGCCCGCGGACAACACCGGATATCGCCGTCAAAACAAACCTCGCAGTCACGGCAATGCTCGTAAAGCTCGTCTATCCAGTCGCCCATCTTTTTGAAAAAGAACGCCGTATCGTTAAATCCGCTCCACACGTCCCCGATCTTGAACTCCGGATAATTCGCAAAGAAATCGCACGGATAAACCTCACCTTTGTTATTCACGGCCAGATACAGATACCCGCACCCGCAGAAAGTCGGCGGCACGTCCTTGAGCGCGATGCTTTTCAACTTGCGATAAATGTTATTTTTTAACGCAATATCCCATTGGCTCCGGCCGAACTTCGGCTCTCCTGAAAAGTAAACGTAATCCGCAACGCGCCTGAATAATTCCTTGAACTGCTCATTCTTATCCCTGACCAGATCCCAATGCCGGGCCGAGGATATCCGCACCACCGGCACGCCGTATTCATACAACTGGACGATCTCCTCATAGATACCCGGCCGCTCCGGATCATCGACCACATAGTGAACATCCCCTCCGTTGGCTTTGACCAGATCAAGCACAACCCCTGCCTTATCCAGATAGTCCTCCCCCAAGACACTGCGCAGTGCCGATATGCTGACGCTCAAATTGAGGTGATATTTATGCCTCAAGACCCATTCCCGGATGCCCTGATCTTTCAAAAGAACCAGCCCGTTCGTGGTCACCACGTAGCGGTACATGCAATAGGTGTCGCAAAGATACTGCATCATTGGAAAATTCAAGAACGGCTCACCGCCGAATATGCTGAACTTGATACGGCGCTGATCGAATGTCCGCGATGCCCAGTCCATCGTCGAATCGATCACCTCCCGCGTAATACCGCTATCTTTTTGCCTGAACTCTTTGGGCTGATAGCAATAGGCACAGCTCAAATTGCAGTCCTGCGTCATGAGAAAATAGACCGTGGTATATTCCTGCTTGCCGTCCGTTATCGAACCGATATCGAACATGCCTTCGGATTTATACCGTTTGATCACATCCCGGCACTGTAGCGGCAGATCTCCAGCCGCCCTGCTGTTTTTAAGTTCAAATACCGGCATCTATCCTCCAAGCCAATTTGCTCAGGCCCGGTTCGATCTCCTCGATATCCAGCCCAAGTTTGTCCCTGAAAATTTCCCGATGCGTATCGTTAAGCACGACAACGTGAGAGGCGTAAATCTTGTCCCTGTGTTTACCGGCCAGAAACAGAACAAACGCCGAAACGTTTCCCTTGTCGCCTTCAACGCCCAAGTCCCTGTAAACCTCGCAAAGAACATCAACCAAAGCCTGAACGCTCATAAACCGTTTGTGCGTAAAACACTGAACGGTCAATTCGTCGAGGTTATTTCTGCACCAGTTCACCAGCTCGCTGACGGCATTTTCGCCTTCCAGCCGCGCGATCCTAAACGATACTTCCTGTGCTTTTGTCTGATCCTGAAACATGCCCGTCACCATGAATAAGGGTTACATTTACAATTCCACGCGCTGTGGTCATGCCCGCCTGAATACTCGCACGCCCCCCAGTTCGACCCGGGCGGCGTATAAACACACCAGTCCCACGGCACATATCCGTCCCATGCCACAGGCGGGTTCGCTGACTTGTAGGGATGCTCGGCCGCGGACGGCAGATTGATACTGGCGCAAATCCAGTAATGATTGATCGAGTGATGACATTCCGAATATTTATGGTCATCACACGCCACGCCCGCGTGCGAGCACGTTGTGTAATGATACCCGCAATCCGCGCAATACTGGCACTGCTCGGTTTCGCAGATACACCCGGTCATGAGCACCTGAGCCTTCTGCATCATCTGTCTAAAATGAATCCCTCTCACCTCGGTTGACATCGCAGTGATCGTGGGATCCGTAAAGTCCATGCACCCGGAACTGTCCTGCGGGCAATAACCGGACTCACCCCTGCCGGATTTACACGCCCCAAGCTCTGTGCGAAGCTGATCAACGTGAACCTTCCTGATCTCCGTCACCAAAGCCGTAATCGTTGGATCCGTAAAAGACGCCTGCGTAAGCCCGCGCCTGACGAACTCCGCGTTCAGAAACGATCTCAGCTCATCGATATGCACCTTGCGCACCTTCGTGGTCAGATCCGTAAGCACCGGATCCGTCCAAGCCGGTGTATTCGATGAGCATTGTTTTGGGGGCAACTTATGCGCCATATCTCTCCCTACGAGGCGTAAACCGCCGTCTTATCGAAAAACCCCTTTGTGCCCGATGCATTCGTTCCGTAATACTTGTTATTTCCGGGTGATGCCGCGCCGTTCTCAAGCTTCGCGGTTGAAACCCCGCCGTCCTTTAACTGCAACTGATCACCCGCTGAAACCTGAAACATTGCCGTATCAATAAGCCCGTCCAGATATTCCGGCGTCGTATCACTGACATCCGCCTTCAATTTATTAGGCGAATTCTCGGTTGGCAGAACACCGGCCGCTGAAGGCACGCTTGCCAGACCGGTCAGTGCCGCACCGCTCACCTTATTGGCCGAGGTTATCTGCGCCAACTTCGTGTCCTCGATACCGGCACCCGGCGCCACCTTGTCGTTCGTGATCTGAAGAGCGGGGTCCGTCAACAGCTCCAAAGCCTCCCAGTTGGCCCGGCAAGCTGGCGGGAAATTGATCAACAGCATGTCGTTTTCCGGTTTAGTCTTGTCCCAAGCCATCGCCCACCTCTCTTTTCTGATACGCCTCGGCAACCGAGTTCATATAGTAAAGCTCGATGCCATGCTCGCGTAGCATCTGGATCCAGCAGACATCATGAAGCGTCATCTGCCGGGCATAGTTTTCCGCCTGCTCGGCACAAGTAAAAACAATCGGCTTCCTTTTCGGCATACGCAGGATGATGTCGCCCTTGACCGACACGTATGCCATGTCGTCCGGTATTTCTTTCTTGCATCTGTTACAAATCAACTTGTCCATCGCTCACTCCTTCCGACTGGTTCGCGTGCTTGATGAATTTCTGCAACAAACCGTTCATGGTCGATTTACTGAATGCCGCGTCCTTGATCCCGATACTTTTAATCCGGCTGATCTGGCCGCCGTCATTGACCTTGTATAAAATGACCCCGTTCAAGAACTCGCCCTTCTCGAACTCAATAACCACCTTGTAAGGAATCAATCCCTTTGCCATTGCGCCTCCTAAATCCCGTGACTGTGCCAGTCGAACATGCCGGTCTGCACCACGCCTTGTGCGTCATACAACTTCACCGTAAAACCGGTGATGCTTTTATCTGTAAACTGCGAATAGATCCCGCTCCCGCTTCGTATCTCGATATGCACGCTCGGCTCCTCGTGATAGGTCTTGCCGAAAAATACCTGCTTTCCGTCGACTGCAGAAACCACCGTATCGTTGCCATAATCATCAACGTCCGGAAGATCGCCGAAATACTCAAACGTTGAGCAAGTGATCTCATCGCCGATATTCTCCCTGTACAGCGTGAGTTCGATCTGAAAATAGCGGCAGTAATAATCGCCGGGCTGATAATTTTCCCAATCCTTCCATGTGACGTTGTCCTCTGACGTACGGATCAGGAAACTGGCCGCGCGGAGCGTTTCCTGACCGGTAAAACGGTAAGACGGACTATCGTTGAACTTCGTGATATCATCGGTGTTAAACCGCCTGCCCAAAGAAGTCGACACGATCACATCAATACCGATATGGACGCTCGCCACATACCCGAAATCCCTGACCGGTGTTGTATATGCCCCGGACATGACCCCGTCCGTGATCACGATCGATTCGCCTTCCTTTTCGATATTGGCTTTTGCGCCTTCCCACAACGGCTGTTCCTGATACTCCGCGATAATATTCCTGAACGGAATTTCAGTGATCGTGACAACCGCTTCTTTTGCGTTCACGGAATAATTGCCTGACGTGTCTATCCCCTTGATCCAATACCGCTGGCCGATGCCTCGTTTGACATCCTTGGTGAGATAGTGCGTCCCCTGCTGAAGCGTGATAAACTCGGCGCTTTCCCAATCAAGCCCGCGCCGGATCTCATACCCCCAGACATCAACGTCGGCAATCGGCGTCCAGCCGAAATACAGCATGTCCCTGTTACGGTTGACCAGAAACGATGAAACGTCCGAAGGCGGGGCTGATTTACCCACAATGGTGATCTCGCTTTCTGGAGCGGTCGCAAGCGCGCTTTCTTCGTTCAATGAATCAAGCGACGTAACCCTGACCTTATAGCTGTGATGATCGACGATATCGCCTATGATGCGGAAATTCGTCCCCGAAGTTTCTCCGCGTGCTCGCCAGCTTAAGCCCCCGTCATCGCTGATATAAATCTTTGCTTTCGCGTATGACTTAACGAAATGATCCACATAAGCCGGACGATCGAACCAGACGTCGATCGCGTTCTCGATCGTGCCATCCGCCTTCTTAACCAGCGATTCGGTCAGACTAAGGTTATTAACTGCCGGGATCTCGCTCGATAAAGACGAATAATTGTTCTGCGGTAAAATAATATCCGAATCGTCATAGACCGACTCGCTGTACTCAAGCGCGGATATTTGAACCTCGCTCTTACCCTCCCGCTGAACAGCTACCACGCGGAAATCTTTTTTGACCTTGTTCGTTTCGCCTATCGCATAGACATCAAAAGACTGCGGGTCCTGCGAAAATGCTTCGCAAGCAATCTCGGTATGTGTTCCGGTCGGCGAAATGATCAGCCGCTCCTCGATCGTATCGTCAGAGAATCGAACCTGAATCTTATAGGATTTGCCGTCCTCAATAACCATCGAGCGGTCTAATTTGACAAGCACATCCGTACTGCCGTCCTGCACCCTGCCTGAAAATCCCCATTGCGGAACATCATGCGAAATCGAAATCACGTCTCCAGCCTGACACGCCACCGCGTCAATCCCTGCCTTAAACGTAACCGACCGGTTGATATACCGCGCCACCTTTAACGCGTAACGCGCCGCGCGGATCGCGTAGCTTGCGCCGGTCGTGAAAAGCCGGATCTGGCTTTTACGCATCGGTTCTCCTGAAGCCAACGATTCCTCATCGATATAGGCGATCGTTTCCTGCTGATAGTTTTTCTCTTTATCTGTAAACTGCACCTCGATCACGTTCGGCACTTCTTTCATGGTCTTCCAGCTTTGAGCGAACGAATCTTTGACAATATTGCCCATGCCGAACAACTGCGTCGGTGTCGTCACCCGATCGATCTTGAATGCCAGCCCGCCCGCGCTGTACACCGGCATAGCGTTAAACGTAGCACATAGCTGGATCAAAACATCGAGAGCCTTATTGTTGCTGTCGATAACCACGTCCATCCTAAACCGCTTCTCATAATCGCCCTGCCCATCCGGAACCCTTTCCTCGCAATACTGCGACATCTCAAGAAGCGTAGCGTTATCCAGATTCTCCGATGAAATAAATTCGCCCAGTCCGAAACGGTTGCTGATAATGAAATCCCGCAAACACCAGACCGGGTTCGCTGAATATCTTTGCGCAAACGTCACGCCGTCCCACGAAAGCAAGGTGTCGTCCGCAAACAGTCGGTAATCTGCCCCGTCCCAGTAATAATCATCCCAATCAACCGGTTCCGTGCCGTTTCTGACATCCGGCACGGAAACCTTCCGGCCCTTAACAATTGACGTAATGTTTGGCATCGACCCGGACATCTGGTCGGTCGCCAGAAGCTGTAATCCTAAAAGCGCGGTGTTCGGATAACTCAAATCGTCCGTTTTGATTTCATCTATCTGAAACAACGTAAGGTCGCCCTGCTTTAAGGGCTGAAGCGAACTATCCTCGCTGGTGCGGGTAATGCGGATGTCGTACTGCCCCGGCGTGATCCCTGCCTTGCGGAACACCCGCCTCACCGAAGAACGCGACTGCGCGGATATCGTCGTCTCGCCTAAATCGATATATGTCCCTGCGGAATGCTCTTTATATTCGACCCGATAAGTAACGCTCCAGCTCTGGATATCGCCTGAACTTGAATTCTGCTGATACAAGCCGTTATTAAGCCGAAGATGAATCTCGAATGCCTCGACATCCAAATCGACGGTGGTGTAAATATAAGGATTGTTTTGCGTAAGGTTGGCACTGATCGGATAGATATTGTGCAGATCCTCAAAATTCGGGATCATGCTCTGATAATTCGTACCGAAACGTTTGCTGATCGACACGCCTTCAAAATTGATGATCGGATTATTATTCAGCTCAACACTTTCTATCGATTCGATCTCGCCTTCGCAGATCGCCAGAAGCACATTGAGATAGTGCTTGTCGCCGTCTTCCCATAAAAACTGATTGATGATATTGCCGCCGACGCGGTGTTCTCCATAAACCACAGCCACCGGCACGCCGACCTCCTGAATCGTCTGCACCCCATCCCAGCCGTAAGTGGGCGATCCCTCATCCATCCCGGACGAGCCGAGATTGAAATCCGGCATTTTGGGCTGGTTCATGTACTGATAAACGGCGTAACCCATCGAAAGAACAAAGAATGTGAAGAGAAACGGATGCGCCACCGCGGCCGCCCAGACCGCCGACACAATAAATGAAATAACCGCCACTACCGGAGCTTTGACTTCCGGAGCGACTACGATCTCATCGCCCTCATCAACGCGCGACTCAATATCTTCGATCCGTTTGCCGGTAACGATCACCCGTTTGTCTTTATAATCGAACCCTGCATTCTCAAGATAATCGCGCACGGATTTGCTTCTGGAATAGGTGAATTCCAAAACCTGCGCCTCTTCGGGCTTGAACGGATTGTCGATGTTACGAATCGATATCATTTTTTAACCTGTAAAACCCTTCTATCTTCTGTTTCCACAAAACATCATCGAGCCTCGACACCACGACTCCCTGACGGCAACAATGAATAAACCGCCGGTTGCCAAGTACAATCCCCGCGTGATTGGCAACGCCTCTTGAATTGACGAACAACACACCGTCAAGCACCTGCGGTGATTCCACCAGATCCCAATCATGGCAACAATTCTCTTTAAAATAGTCTTTGCCTTTAAGCCCCCAGACCTTGCCGTACTCCAAATCCTCAATATCAAAAAGCCGGTATCCCAGATCCGCATACGCGAGTTTAAGAAAACCCCAGCAATCAAGACCGTCCATTGTCCGGCCCCTGTGAAGATATGGGATCCCAAGATATTTCCCGATGATCGCCTTTTCTACATCACGTAAATTCGACGCGTCGGCACGGACGGAAACGCCCCGAACCGCTGGTAATTCTCCAGCACCTTGCACCGCTGTTTGGTCTTGTTGCATGAAACCTCTCCTCCTGTGTACCCGCATTCGGTCGATTTAAATTTCCACGCGCAATAATTGCGCGCGTACCTGCGCGCGGGTAGATCAACTCCCAAGACATCGAACTTGCCGGTCAGCGTAAACTCCACGCTTTTCTGATCTGCCGTATAGCTGTCGATGTAAAAGACGTCATCCATATGCGCATCCGGATCCCCCAGCTGATCAGCCCAGACCATGCGGATCGTGACTTTCTTCCCGCGCAGATCAAACTGCTCTAAATAAAGTTGAATGAATCGCGAGACATTGCCCAGCCGCACTTTGACCTGATCGATCTGCCCCTGATTGTTTTCGCCGATAAATTCATGCGTCACCGGAAACTTTGAATACGCCAGCCCCTGATACGTCACATCCTGATCGAACCCCGCGATCCTCAAATCATTAATGGAATCGTACTTTTCGAGGACGTATAAAAAGATCGGCGCATTTTCCTGTTTTGATTTCTCATTTATGAATGCGGGGTTGACGTCTCTCGGCATTACTTCACCTCTATAAAATCGAACTCAAAGTCGTACACTTCATACGCCTTCATCGTAAATTTGAAACTATCCTCGGCGAACCGCACCGCATACTCCACGCCGTCATTCGGGTTCGTCCATGTGAACGCCATGAAAGAACCGTACCTTGCGGAAAAGAAATTCCGCACCATCTCCATATCCGCTTTTGACCGGCTGGAAAACCTGAGCCGCCATTTGCGTAGCGGTGCCGCCCACTTGCGTCTGCGCTGTTCAACGCCGCTCTCGAACTCCGAAATGAGCGTCTTATATTCGAGCGTCTCTTCAAAAACAAAATCCGGCAAATAAGTAAAATCACTCATGTGTAACTCCTGATCACCGAACGGATCTTCCCGTTGCTGTAAATGTCATCCGCAATGGCGTTCGACAGCATCTTGCGGTTACGCCAGACATCCTGCGCGTCCCACGCCTGAATAACCTGATTGACATTGATGGTCACGCCCTCGCCGCGCACCGATTCGCCATTGTTAAGGGCGCGCAGATTATCCGATCCGCCCAACGTCTGCATTCCCCTGCGAGAAAGCACGCCTTCGCCTGTTTGCGCGATGATCGGCACCTCATCCGGAGCAAGCCCCGAATGCGCGCGTATGAACGCGCGATTAGCCTTTCCGACCGTTCCTCCGCTATGAAACAGACTCGCCACCGGAACGCCGAATATCGTGCCGCCCGCTCCGGCCATCGCCGTAAATATCTTTATGAGTAACAGCTTCGCCAAGATGTTTGAGATCATCTGCAAAACCGCCCTGCCGAAATCCGCGAAGACTTCTTTGACACTGCGAAGCTCTCCGGTGAAAGCCTTGAAGAAAAACTGCGAAAAGGCGTTCTGCATGTTATGCGCCGACTGCTTGGCGAACTCCTCCATGACATTGAACTGCTGTGCCGCCGCTTCCGCGCTCTTTCCCACATCCTTGGCCACGTTCTTCAATATCTCCGATGTCTTGTCTCCGGTGTCTTTGACCTTGGCAAAGACAAGGTCGTACTGTTTCATCGCTTCGCGCGCGCTTTCCTGCGCGGCCAGATTAAATGCCGTACGCGCTTCCTCAAGACCTTGTGTAAGCCCCTCGACATTGAAATGAATCTTGTTCTCTTCCAGTGACTGCGAAAACTTTTCTACCTCCGCGGACGCTTGCCGATATGTTTCACCGACACTGCCGGGAAGTTTTCCCAGAAGATCATAGAATTTAATGAGCGGAACCATGAGTGCCTGAAAGAAATCGATGGCAAAACCCAAAAGACCATTCAGTGCATTTGTTATCCCTTGAATAAATCCTTTAACTGCCAACGCGCCGTATTCGAGGATCGTAAAAACGCCTGTTACCAAATGATTGGCAAACCCCTGCAAGAACCCCAGCACATGCCAGAGCGACTGTCCGGCTTTCTCCATAAAATCGTTCCATTGAGACTTGAGCATCTGAACCTTTTCATAGCTGGTCATCATCTCGAGATTGACCGCCTCAAGGTGCGTCTTGCTCTGCGCAAGAATGTGATTAGCCATTGCCTGCGCCATGTGGTATTTCTGAACTTGCTCAACGGTCTTGCCCGTCGCCTTGGCGTATTCTTCAGCCGCGTCTTTAAGCGATAACTGAAGCCCGTACGAGCGTCTGAGCGTCGTGACCAACCCGCCGGTAACCGCGCTTGAAATATTCTGGAATGCTTCTTCGGTCGTAGTGCCGAATATGCGCGCTTCGGCCCGCGCCTGTTTCATGAGCGCCGCGACCTGATCCATGTTCAGGCCCTGCGCCATAAGCGCCGAAACCTTATCCGCCACATTTGAGAAATTGACCGTCTCTTTTGAAGCCTCCATGATCGCCTGCCGCATTTTCTGAGCATCGATACCGACACTCTCCGCCATACGGCTGAAGCTCTGCTCGATCTGCTGGGCCTTGGCACCCATTTCCATGAGATCCCACGCCTTGCGAAGCGCCATGATGCTCGCTGTAATGGCCGCGGTGATCGCCAGCCAGTTCTGCTTCCATGCATTGGCGAACCTCTGCAGATTACCGCGCACGCCTTCAAGGCGTTTCGTCGCCTCGTCGCGCAAACGCAATATGATCGAGAGTTCTTTATTCGTCATCGTTTGAACCTGTCCCTTCTTTTCTGCCGCTCCGCATCGATCGCCTGCAATTCCTTTTCGATAACCTCAAATGCATCAAGCATTTTTGCCGACTGATCGATCCACCCGCCCGGGTTAGGCAGATACCCCTGCTTATAAAACTGAAATGCCCTTATAAAGCTCGCCGACTGTCTCGTGACGATCTTAAAAGGGCATCCTCGATACTGCGTTCCGTTAAGCTCCCAGACCTCTTGTCCGGGCACCTCATATTCGCATTGAATCTTTCTCCCGCTTAAACAGCTCCGGCAGTTCACGGTGAGGCCGCCCAAATGAACCGCCACGATCAGTTTTTTTGCTCACCCTCCGACAGTTTCGATTCGTTCAAAATGACCTCTGCCAGCTCCTGCCTCAATTCATTCGGGAACATGGCAATGAACCTGTCAGGAACGACATTTCTCATCTTGCCCGCGTAATGAATCGTGTCGAACTTAAGCTCCACCGGCTTCTTGGTCTCTGGATCAAGAAAATTCGTCAAACCCTTAAGCCCAAACTTGATCGCCGTAATCTGCCGCTTATTCCAGTTGAGCCTGACCTTCGCCTTATCATTGGGATTGGTCGAGCTCATCTCATACGTACTGCTTTCATCATCAACCTCGGCTCTCAACACCGGATCCAATAACCCGATATGAAACACACTGGGATTCTCTTTGTCCGGATCAAGTTTTGAAACATATTCGCGTGTAGCGTTTACATCAATTCCCGTAAGCATGAACCACCTCCTGTTTATAAAAGTAATAATGCGAGTTCATCATCTCCCGGCTCCATTGATCCGGTCAGATCAAACGACGTCTGCGCCAGCTGAATGCCGTCACGATCGCCGTCATCGACCTTGTTATAAACAATCCCGGGCGCATAGAACCGGAACTTGTTGCCGTCGGATTCTCCGTAAGCCAGATCAAGAACCATGGCCGTATTGCCGAACCACTTCGAGAAAAAATCGTGCGAAGCAACCGGCACCATTTCAGGATTGAACGAACCCTGCATATCCCGTCCGGTGATCATGTAAGACAAAATGCCTTTTGAATCGTCGATTTTGTCTTTTGAAGCCAGCGTGTTCGATACGTCGATCTCCATCTCACCGACATTGAGCGAAACCCCGTCGCAGGACATGACCGCGTTCAATAGCACCGGCGGCACCGTATCGTCAAAGCTCACACCGGTAAACATCGGCGTATCCGTAACGCCATGCTCAACACCCTTGAAACTGAAATCAAGCGTAGCCGGTTCGCCGATCTTGAAGTTAAATTTGACTGTTCCCCGGCATCCCTTAATAAGCTTCGCCACGCCGTCCTCATAAAGCCCCATGGTCAGTGAAACCACGGCACTGCTGATCGGCTTTATTTCAAAGCCCGCGCTTGCCGGATCGGATGAAGCGGTCGATACCGCTCCGGAAACCGCGCCTGTGATGTGATCTCCCGTTTCAAAAACTCCGGTGAGCGCGACATAATAAAGCGCGGCCGCACCGTTTGCGGTCTTGATCACCACCCGGCCGGTTGCACCCGAGGTATCACCGGTAATGACCTCTCCATGACGGTAAGGCCCTCCGGTAATCGCGCCGATCGTTATTTTCTTAAGCGCGTTCGACTGAAACCCGCAGGCCCTGACCAGCCTCGTCCATTCCGGCTCAACAGTAACCGAACCGGAACCTTTCAATTCGATACTGAAATCGATCCCGGCCGAGCGTTTCCCTGCCAGCTTTCCCATCTTGGTCAACGATGCGCGAACAGGATCCCGCTGGTACATCTGCGGATCGTAACTTGCTTTCGGTGAAAAATTCACCAGAATGCCTGCGTCGGCCGCCAGAAGTGTCTCCGCGGAACCTTCGACCGCCTCTATCTTCGCCGCAAGCTGGCGTTTTCTTATGAGCATTGACATTGCAATCCCTCCCTTTTAGTTCTTTGCTGTCGGATCCGTCCGCAGATGACGATAGCGGACGCGAACCTCCATGATGATCCCCGCGTACGGCTGTGCCTCGGTCGTCTCAAACGGCGTTGTCCCCAGAACATCCGTATCAACGGCATTACCCGCGCGCGTTGAATCCTGCAGGATCGCTTTCTTGATATCGCCCTGCAGTCTGTTCAAATACGTATCGGTCGGCACCGGGTCGTTCTCTTCATTTACAAAAAATATGTCGAGATACAGAGTTAAAAGACATTCTTCAAACGGATTCGGTAAACTCGATTCGTCTTCATCCCCCGGGCTGATCACAACCATCGGCATATCGACCATTCTGTTGCCATGCATCGACCACCGCTGGACAGTAGCAGGTGTAAAATCGAAGTTGTACCCGTTAACGATCGTCACGCCTTCCAGTACCGTCTTGATGTTCTGTAATATCCGTTCTCTGATTGTTTCCATCAGATCTTCCTCAACGCCTTTTCGATCGATTTATTTAAAATATCTATCCGGTAATTCACGAGGCCGTCCCATGTCCGGTAAAACCCCAGCCTCGGTTTAATACGAACTGACCTCTTAAGCACATACAGCGGCAAAATCTTCCGCGCGCGTTTCGTCACTCGAGCCAAAAACGTCTCGCCCTTCCATCGCAAGGCCCTGACGTTTTTCAACTCTTTGGGTTTCTTATATCGCGCTCTCAATTTGCCCGAAGGCGTGAACATTTCCGTCCGCGCCGATAACGGCACTGCCAGCCGCTTGCCGCCGGGATCCCTGACCGTTCCTCCGGTCTCATGCAGTTTGGCAATCTTCGATTCCGAAAAAACCTCGATGCCCATACCCTCGATCTCGGGTGACACCAAAAACACCCGCTTGAACGTGCCGAAAAGACCATGACCTGACGCGCCGCGCACGCCCGGAGGGCCCTGAAGCTGTTGCTGTCTGAACCGTTTCAGAAAACCCTTACTGATACGATCCAGCCCGTCCGCCAGCTCGAATTTAAGAACGCGAGGCGCGATCTTGATCGCCCTGTCCAGCGCCCTTGTATCAATTTCTGTGGTTAACTGCACCATGCCTACCACCCCACTAGAATGAACCACATGCCCTCATCACGGCTGATGACATCGTTAATCCGAGCCTCTCGGTCGAATCCTTCCGAATCTTTAAGCGTGATACGGTCTTCTGTTTTGTTTACTGCCGCGATGCCGTTCGTTTCATCGTTGGCGATATAAATCTCCGCCTGTTTCTTAAGCGACCGGTTGATGTTTTCCTCAGCCGGTGCAAGCTCATAGCGCA